AGGGCATCAACATCCAGATGATCTCCACCAGCGAGATCAAGACCTCGGTCGTGCTCGACGAGAAGTACATGGAACTCGCGGTGCGCGCATTGCACCGGGTTTTCGATCTGGACCAGCCCGCAGCGGCCTGATTCGCATTAAATCCGTGCCATAATGGCCGGGTTTTCCAGGAAACGTGACCGAGTGGCCGAAGGTGCTCCCCTGCTAAGGGAGTATGGGGTGTAGAGCCTCATCGAGGGTTCGAATCCCTCCGTTTCCGCCAAGCAGCAAGCAAAGACGGGCCTTCGGGCCCGTTTTTCATTTCTACCCACCTTTGGGCCCGCCATGGATCTTCGTACCTTTGTTGCAGAGTCTTTGGTTCAGATCGTCCAAGGGGTCGTGGATAGCGCTGAACGCATATCTGCCATGGGCGGTGCTGTCAGCCCGGCCTTCGATGGTGCGAGATCGGAGGCCGTACTTGGGAAGACGCCAGGCGCAGGGAAGCCTGTCTATCTGGTCGACTTCGATATCGCTGTGACAGTCTCCGCTGGACGATCGGCGGAGTCGGCAGAGCGCCTGACCGTCGCAGGGGTCGGTTCGCAGCAGGCAAATACCGCAGATTCGTCTGACGAACAGACAGCGAGCCGGCTACGTTTCAAGGTGCCGGTTCAGCTGCCAATGGATCCCGCGTCACAGGCTGCAATTGAAGCTCGGAATAGAGAGCAGGCCGAAATGCTCCGCCGTTCAAGCGCCGCACTCGCCAGACGCTAGGCGCCTAGGCTGGCCACCAGCCCCTGAGCAAGGCCGCCGAGCACTGCAGCTGCAACCGGGCTTTCGAGAAACGCACGCAATTTGGACTTGGCCTCGGCCTTCTCAGATGGCGTGCAATTGGACTTGTCAATATCGGCAATCAGTGTCTGGAACGTGGCTGTGATGTGCTGGGCGTTGTGGTCACCAATCTGGACGTTGTTGGCCCCCGAAAAGTTGAACGTATTGGACGGCGCGGGGGCCGGAGTTGCAGCTGCTCCTGTTTGCACCTTAACGGCGTAGTGCGCGGGAATGCCATGCAGCCCTGTGCGGAATTGGGCCTCGATCACCCGATACTTTTTTTCTCGGCTGCCCGGAAGCTGCTGAATGATCAAGTCCCCCTCGTCGGCGTGGAAGTTCGCGTCGAAGAAGGTGAGACCGCTGCCTGCGAATTTGGTCTTGAAGGGACCGGTTCGCTTACCCTGCGAGTCCTCGACATACGCGTCATCGGTGTGGAAGCTCTTCATGTCCATGGCGGTCCCGGTGAAAAACTGTAGGGCTCCAATGTACCGCCGGAACACTAGATACAAGGCTACAAACGCTCAACGACGATGAGTCGGCGAGGCTTGGAGCCGGACGCAGGGCGTTCGCTTGGCACGTCCGCATCGTGCGCCGTGTTTTGTTCTCAGTGTGGTGGATGCTGTAGATAGAGCTGGCAGCGACACTGCCGCCGCCGATTTGGCATCCTTCGGAAGAGCAACCAATGACCATTGAATTCGACGACTACCTCCGCGCCGTTCATCCCGTAAAGCTCGAGTACTCTATGCGAGAGACGGAGGGCCAGTACAAGGCATTTCTGGGCCTTTTCTCGGAGGTGCAGCCCTTCCTAGTGCGTGGCGGCATCACGTTCACCGAGACAAGCGAAGGCAAAGCGTCCGGCTTGGTGTTTGTGACGCCGCTGGGCGTGATCACCACTGAGAAGCAGCTTGTGTGCGCGGGCAAGCATGTGGAGCCAGTCGCTGTATTCCGCGGTCAGCCCGAGGATCCGGGGAAGCCAGGGCATGTGCTGGCCGTGGTGAAGCTGTTCAGCTTGGAAGGCCCTTGGCTGTTGCCCCTGGACCACCCCTTCCCGAAGGCTGGCGGCTTCGGAGACGAGTACTCATTCGACGGCGCGCTCAAGAGCTTGGTCCATGCGATGGCTTCGCTCTTGAAGATCCAGACTGAAACCTACGTGGCCTAGCAGTCAGGCACGTGTGCGCTGTGCGGCCGGCCGGCCAAGCCGTTGCGGGCAAAGCGGTTGCCAGCGTCGGCACTGGGCGCGGCCACTTTGTCCCGCGCTGCAGGCGTCAGCCCGAAGTCGTTGAGCAGTAGCCGGTACTGCGCCACCAGGGCGGGCTTCGGCATCGCACCAGCGGCCATGCTGCGGGCAATGCTGCCGTGCAGGCTGCAGACATGGCCCAGTACCGACACCAGCGCCGGGTTCATCAGCCGCGTGGCGATCAGGATGGGCACCAGGCGGTGCCATTCCTTGCGGGCCTCGTCGTTCAGCAACCAGTCGGGTGCGGGTGGCGCCTCGATCAGCGGCGTGAAGGACACCGCAGGGCCGGCCTTGCTGATCCTGCGGCTGCCGGACAGGACCTTGAGCGCGTAGGGTTTGCCGGGGTTAGGCATGGTCGAAAACTGGAATTTCTGAAGCGAGCAGGCGAAAAAAGAGCTGGGGGCGCGGTGTCCGGAAGCCTTGCCCCCGGACTTGCCGACCTCCCCCCCTAATGCACCTTGCCTTCCATCATGGCGATGCAGCGCTTCACGTCGAAGTCGATCAGGTGCTGCATCGCTTCGGACTGGCGAAAGGCCTCGACAGCACGGCTCACCTGGGCGGGCGTCCACTCGCCGCTCTCCGACAGCTTGGCCTGCAGCTCACGGCAATGCACGTCCGCGAACAGATCACGGTTGACCACGTATTCGTCTTCCATCTCAGTCTCCCTTCAAACGTTCCCATCCGCTGCCCTCGCGTGCTGTCAGCTGGGCACCGGATTTGATGTGGCGGGTCGCCACGTACAACTCGGACCCACGGCGCACCGTGGAGCCTGGCGGGTAGTCGAGCACCTGCTGGAAGTCGCCGGCATAGGCCATGCACTTGTCCATCTTGGACTGCATGCCCTCGGTGCGCTGCTCGAGCTGCTTGATGCGCTCTGCCAGCGGCTTGGTGGCATCGACGATGGCTTTGCCAACCTCCTTGCCGAAAAGCTCAAGGTCAAAACTCATGGTCAGTACGCTCCTTCGATCAGGGGGATAGAGCCAGCGCTGCGCTGGATCTTGGCGGCGGGATTTGCGGGGACGGTCACGGCGGAAACTTCGAGCAACTCCCACTTGGTGTAGCGAAGGCCTTTGCCGCGCAGGGGCTCGGCAGCGATGGGGCGGAAGCCCAGGCTGTACCCAGTGACCAGGTTGGCCTCAACCATGCGCCACACCTCATTGGCCTGGCCCAGGCCTTGCGCCACCTCTGCTTCAATCCACAAGCCGGCGCCGCGCACCTCGATAGCACGCACCCAGCCGATAGGCATGTCGTGCTTGTGTTGCCAGAGCAGGGCCACCGGTAGCGTCCACTGCCCGCCGCTGGGAACAACCACGTCGCCCTGCCGGTCAAGGTCGTCGGTGGACGCATAGCCGCGCAGGCGGCGCTGGCCGGACGACATGAACTTCGTGACACCGGACAGGCTCAGGTCCAGGCGCTTGCAGATCGGTGCAACCGTCGCCGCCGAGATGAGTTTGATGCTGCCGTCCATCACGCCGCCGTGTAGTCGGTGCCGGAGATGAATGCGGCCGAGCCGGGCGTGATGCGCCAGTTGGCATAAGCCGATGCGAGCAGGCCGATCGTGTTGGTCTGCCACATGCTGACGGGCCGGGGCGCGTCGGTGTCGGGGTTGTCGCTCATCATCAGGGTGGCGTCGCGAGAGATTGCAAGCTCGGCCTGGTCCATGCCTACCACGTCAATGCGGTCCAGGTCGATCAGGCCCAGCATGCCGCCGTCGTTGTCGCGCGGTACGGTGTCGCTGAACAAGGCCGGCAGGCCCACCAGGCGGGACTCGCCTCCGACTGCGATCACGCTGGCGCCCATGGTGGCGGGCATCAGGCCGATCTGCAGGGCCGTGGTCGTGTCGCACACGATGGCGGCCGTGTCGAGGTTGCCATTGAAGGCGGCCACCAGGGCGAGGAAGTCAGCGCGGAATGCGGCTGCGGTGCTACCGGACGATGGGATCTCGGTCGCGCCATGGAACACGCTGGCCGGCGCCTCGTCGGCGACACCTGCATTGCCGGGGTCAGCGAAAGCCAGGTCGATGGCCACCGCGCAGACACGCTGCAGATCGCGGGTCAGCAGCACGTCCGCCGCGTAGTCCTCGGCCAGCTTCTTGGTGACGGCGGTCAGGCCCGCGACCTTGAGCAGCTCCAAGGGCGCATCGACGGCGAAGGCGGCGCGCGACATGGGGATGTTGCGGCCCTCCTGCACCCAGCTGGCGATGTGCTTGCCGGTCTGCCGGATGACGGGGGTGTTCACAGGCAGACGGCGCACGCGGTCCAGGATGCGACCGGCGATGGTGCGGGCACTCACGGCGGCCATGAAGTCGGCACCGACCGCGAGCAGGGCCGGGGAGTTGGTGCCGGCCACAGCGCCAATGGCGGACTTGATCTTGTCGGCGGCCAGCCAGTTTGTGGCGCCTGCATAGGCTTCGGCCGCGGCGCGGTTCTCGGTGGCGGCCAGGGCCTTGACGTAGCGTGCCGCGGTGCGGCCTTTGATGATGTCGGTCACATGAACCTTTCGAATGAAGTGACGCGGTTCATCGTAGGAATGCGCATGTCATGACCGATGACGCACGCTGCGCTGGCGGGCACGGCGGATGGCGTCGCGGGACGTAGGGGTCTGCAACTGCTGCAGACGGTCCAGCAGCTCAGCAGCGCCAGCAGGGCACGGGGCCTGGCCACGCAGCACGGACAGCGCGGCGCGGTCGCCACCGGCCAGCACGGACAGGCGCAGCAGCAGCGTGTCGCACTCGGCCTGGCGCAGCACGGTTTGCGGCGTAGCGCGTGAGCCCTGCGCCGGCACCACGCCCAGTGCTGCGTCGAGTCGGCCACCGTCGCGCAGCCAGGCGGCGATGTTGGTGCCGAGCCAGCGCATCTCGGGGTCGCTGTCGGCGGTCAGCCGGCCACTGACGCGGTTCATCAGGGCGACGCGCTCGCGGCGGGTCAGGGTTGCAGGGTCAACCAGCAGGCGGCCGAACGGATTGCGGATGTGCCGGTGCACCGGTCATGCTCCTGCACCCGGGTGGGCCTGCCGGAAATGCTTCAGCAGGCCAGGTCGCAAATGCGTGGGCGTGTTACTCAGGTCGGTGCGCATGCTGGCCCGGGCCTGGGCACCGTCGCCGTGCTTGTCGCAGACGGCCATAGCTCGCACCAGCAGTTCATCGGCCATGGCCTCCACCTCGTGCAGGTAGGCCATCAACTCGGGCTTGTGCTCGATTAGGACGGTGCGCAGTTCAGACGTTAGGCGCTCGGCCGGCGCAAGCACCAGATCGGCACCCTCGGCGTGGATCGTCATGCCGGCGTCGAACACCGTGTGGCAGAGGTCGGCGGGTGTCATAGCCTGGCCTCCACGACGAAGGCCGGAGCCTCGGCCTCGCCCGAAGATGCCCCGAAGGCGCCCAAGGTGCCCACGTTTGAAAGTTGGGCATCTTGGGCACCTTCGTGGGCATCTTCGGGCTGCCCGACCGATTCGAGCCATTCCGGCTTTGGCTTGAAACCGGCAGGAAGTGACCAGTACCAGCCTGCTCCCATGCCGCTTTTCTGCGGCTTGATGAACATCTTTTCCCGGGCGGTGCGAATCTGCTTCTTGCTGTACCCCTGGCCGACCAGCGACGACTCCACGGCCTTGCTCGACACTGGACCGTCTTTCAACTCGGCCCACATGAGCATTGCCAACTCGCTCTTTTCGGCCAGCGTCTCGCCTTCTTCCTCGTCCGGGTCGGTCAGCAATTCGCGCGCCGTGCCGTCCACAGCCTTGCCCCAAGCGATGCGCGATGCCTGGATGCCGGGGATCGGCTCGCACTGGTCGAGGTGGTACTGGAAACCGCCATCGTCCGGGCCGATGTTGGATTTGCTGCGCGCCAGGATGCGTGCGTCTTGCCCTTCCTCGTCGCCCTTCACCTTGGCTGCCACCATGACCACCCGGGCCACCGCGGTGAAGGCCACCGAGCCGACCACGCGCTGCGATGGGTCGCCGCCCTGGCCACCCTTGGAAAAGTGCGTGATGCCCAACACGGCACAGCTGCACGCATCCGCCAGGTCCACCAGGGGCTGCAGCGCGCGGCGCACCTCGCCGTTCTTGTGGCTGTCGCCCGTCACGGCCGATACCACCGGGTCCACGATCAGAAGGGAGATGCCGCCGATCTGCTCGATCATGTCGCGCAGCAACGCCAAGTCGCGCGCCGGATCGAAGGGGACCACCTCGCCCGCACGCCGAGCACCCTGAACGAAGTAGCAGCGGCCACGGTCAGCGCCGGCAGCCACCAGGCGCGGCAGCAGCGTGTCGGCTGGATCGTCCTCGCCGGACCAGATCAGGACGTTGCCCGCCTCGCAGCGGGTGCCATCTGGCCAGCGCCCGGCGATGGTCACGGTCGCGGCCATGGCGAGCGCCAGGGTTGTTTTCCCCTGACCGGGGGCGCCGGCCAGGATGTGCAGCTTGCGCAGCGCCAGCCAGTGCTTCCACAGCCAAGCCACGGGGACCGGGTTCAGGTCACTGCCGCGCGCAAGGATTACCTCGTCTGGCGGATTGGCCTCGATGTCGTCATCCAGCGGTTCGCATATCCGGCTGTACTGGGCGGGCGTCATGCGTACACCTCCGCCAGGCGCCGGATGCGCCGTGCCGCTGTCATCAGTCGCATTCGGTCCTCGGCCGACATTGCGACGCCCCGGGCCACGTTGCCGGCCGCGACTGCTGCCAGATTGATCTCGGCCTGCAGTACCTGCAGGGCCTGCCGCGGCGTCAGCGGTGCAGGCTTGCGGTCGGGTTCTGGCTGTCCGTCATCAACCCATGCACCCAGCTCTTTGCAAGCGGACACGAAGTCGCAGCCGCTCAGCAGCATTTGAGCCGCCACGACGTCGCCGCCGCGGAAGTCGCAGCCAGCCATGCAGACGAAGCCGCCGCTGTCCATGTGCACGCGTAGCGCATTGCCGCCATGGATGGGGCATCCGGTTGTGCGCCACCGGCCGCGGCCGGAAAGCGGCCAGCCGAGCCGGTCGCCGAAGTAGGTTGCCGCATCGGGAAGTCGGTCGCGATCAAAGCCCATGCGCCCCCCGTTCGTCCAGCGACTGGAGGCCGTCAAGCACTCGCTCGATCAGCACGCACGCAATACGCAAAGGGGGTGGTGTTTCTGCACCCCCTTCGCAAAGGAGTAGCGAATGGCGATGCCCTTTCGAAACCGGCAGATCGCCGGTTTTGGCCGATGACGTGGTGTTCCTGCACCCCATCAGCGCGGCGCCGCCGGCGATCAGCGCCAGCACATCGGTCTGCGTGTGGAAGAACTCGCTGGTGTGGTTCTCGCTGACCTCAGCGACGGCCAGATCCGTAATGGTTTGAGCCAGCCAGTCGGCGGCCATGCCCAGCAACAGGTCGACCTGGGCGTTGTCGTTGGCCTCGATGACGTATTCCAGCTGGGCGGCTGCGACAACCAGATCGCGGCGCAATGCCTGGTCATAGGAGCGCGGACGAATTTCGTACGCGGTGGCAAAGCGGGTGCGGGTTTGCGCAGACGTGCGCGCGGTGACGGACTCAGCCATGACGGCCTCCAAGCGGGTTCGGTTTGCAAAAACCGCCGCTCCGAGACCAATCGAAGGCGGCAGCTCGACGAGTTGGTCTACCGGGAACCCGCTTGCGCGAACCGGCCAGGCTTGCGCCTGCTCGTCGAGCCGCCAAAAAGGGGCACGAACGAAAAAGCCGCAGACCATGTGCGGTTGACTGCGGCTTTCGTCGCAGCGGATTCAACAGGAGACCAATCCCGATCCCGCCTTTTTTTGACGGGACGCAATCAGTGTACCCTCCATGCAAATGCATCGGCAAGCGGGAGGCTGCATGGTCACAGTTTCTGCAAGCGTGAGCGGCTCTCGTTGGTCCGACGGAAAGCCGGTTGAGTCGCACACGTTGGCGGATGGCCGGACCGAACACACGATGGCGGATGGCCGAACTTACGCAGTTCCTGATCGTGCCGAGTACCGACTTGAGTACAAATCCTCTTGGGCTGGTGCCGCGCCCGGTGACACGTACGAGGTCAATATCACCATCGCTGGCCTTTCTGACCAACGCGGTTTTTTCGAGGTGTGGAACCACGATATTGGAGAAGTCCGGAACTACGCTTTTCACAAGACGGTTCGGCTGACGAGCCTCAAGTCCGGAAAACAGTTCAGCGGCGAAGACGTCCGCACGGCCTTTGGCGGGGAGATGTTGGAGTACTGAAGATTCGACACTCGTCATGCCGCCGCCTTTTGCGCTTGCGCATCGCGCCAGGCGATCAGCTTGTCACCCGGGATGACGGTGCAGCGGGCGGATAGCCGGATCGGCTGGGGGAAATCGGGCCGGGTCTTGACCCAGCGCCAGAGGGTTGCGGTGCCAATGCCCAGCAGCTCGGCTGCGGCCTTCGGGCGGTAAGACTGGGCAATTGATGCCATGCGTCGCTCCATTTCGACCCGCGTTGCATCTTGCTGCGGGAATGGAGTGACTGTCTTTTTTTAGAGGGTCCGGCGTAAGCCTGTATGCCGCTTCACCTTGCGGCGAAGCGCCAGCCTGTGCAGTCTGGCGCTATGACCTACGGCGCGCCGCCAGACCGTAGTTTCTTCCATTCACCAATCCATTCGCGGGCGGTGCGAAACTTGACCGGGACGAGCTTTCCTGCGATGGCCTCGGCTGCAGCGTCCATGCTTTTGTGCAATGGCATGTTCTTGTCGCACCATTCAAGAACGATTGCCTTCATCGCGCGGTTCTCTGCGTGTGCAGCTGCGGCGCCTTTCCTCCCGAGTTCAGATGCCGACAACTTCAACCGACTGTCAAGGCCAGTAATCAATCCTTGCAACACGCCAAGCCACTGATTGGCATCAGCCACGTAAGACCAAGCCCGGGTACTGTTCTTTTTTTCGCGAAGAGCCTGAATGCAGTACGCACAAGAAACCGCCATAACCATGATCTTCATGATCGCCTCGCGGCCGTCTGTGGTCAGTGGCTCACCTGGTGCCCATTCTGTTTCGGGATCATTCTCAAAACGCGCCAGCGCATCAAGTTGTTTGCGCCCGGAAGTGTTTTCGTCCCACAACGGCTTGAACATGGCCTCCGTGAAGTCATGCGCTGGAAACCAGTTGTCCCAGATTCTTCCAAGCGCACCAATAACGCTGCCGGCCTCGGAAATGGATTGACACCACTCGCGCCGGCGCTCGTTGTAAGGTTCTTCAACTGTAGCCACAGGCATTGCAAAATCCTCACGCTTAACTTAGAAATTCGGCCCATGCGGCCATCATCTCGGCCCGCTTGCTGAACAGGTCGCCGCGGCGATAGGCCGCCTCCACCGCGTTCTCGATGGCGTGCGCTAGGGCCATCTCGGCCACCTCGCGCGGAAAGTTGGTGCGCTCGGCCGCCCAGTCGCGAAACGTGGAGCGCATGCCGTGTGGCACCGCTTCGACCTTCATGCGCCTGGTCACCGCGGTCAGCGACATGTCCGACAGCACGCCACCGCGCGGGGCTGCAAACACCAGGTCGTTGCCAGCCACGCGCGGGATGGCTTCCAGCAGTTGGACGGCCTGCGGCGAGAGCGGCACGCGGTGCTCTACGCCTGCTTTCATCCGCTCGGCCGGCACGGTCCAGGTCTTCCCCGGCATGTCGAACTCGGACCAGCTCGCGCCGCGGATCTCGCCAGAGCGGCCGGCAGTCAGCACCAGGAACTCCAGGGCTCGCGCAGCCGTGCCGGACCGCTTGCGCAGGTTGGCCATGAAGCTTGGCATTGCCTCGACGGGCAGGGCAGGGTGGTGTTTGACCTTTGCAACCTTCGTTGGCGCCGGCAGGAGCTTGTCGAGGTGGCCGCGCCAGCGAGCCGGGTTCTCTCCCTCCCGATAGCCACGCACGCGGGCCCAGTCGAGCACTTGCTCGATTCGGCCGCGCACGCGCGTGGCGGTCTCCGTCTTGGTGGTCCAAATCGGCCGCAAGATTGAAAGGATGTGCGCTTGGGCGACATCGGACACCAGCACCTTCCCGATCACTGGGCCGGCGTAGGTTTCAAGCGTGGCGCTCCACTGGGCTCGGTGCTTCGCATTGCGCCACTGCTCGCCCTTGTCTGTCACGAACTGCTTTGCGGCTTCGGCGAAGGTTAGGGCCTTGGCCTGCTCCGCGCGCAGGGCACTGGCTGCGCGCTGACGCTCTAGGATGGGGTCATGCCCTTGTTCTACCTTGGCGCGGGCTGCACGGGCTTTGTCGCGGGCCGCCGCCAGCGGCACCTCGGGAAACGGGCCTAGCCCCATTTCGCGACGCTTGGAGCCAACCGTGGCGCGCAAGATCCACGACTTCGTGCCACCGGGGGCGATCTGCAGGTACAAACCGGACACGCCGCCGACCGCGTGCATGCCAGGCTCACGCAGCCGGCCGACTGCCAACGCTCCCAGCTCCGCCGCACGACGCACCATCGCCTACCCCCCTTTCAGCCCGCCAAAGGCCATGAGATTGGTGGCGATTATGCGCGACTACTTGGGACAGTGGAAAAGGCGCTCTCCCTCTGGAAATGCCAAAGTCGAGGCAATCCGGGACGATGTGAATGCCTGTTCCAGCAGACTCCGTTTCCGCCAGACAAAACAAAACGGGCCTTCGGGCCCGTTTTTCTTTGGTGCTTCCCCATCAGCACCGCTTCCCGTCACACGCGCTGGCGGGCACCGGGCGCCATTGCCCTTGGCTCACTGTTGGCCGCTGGACGATGAGCGCCCGGGCGGCGCGTGCCATCACCACGATGGTGGGCAACTTCGGCCGAGCGACGCGCCATCGCAGTCACATCAAGGAATGCTCGAGTCGGCCCAGGAGTCCGTTACAGCGAGGTAACGACTTTCGGCAACGCAGCTTGCGCTTGGGGCCTTTGCGCGCGGCGGCAGCGCGCGTTGCGTTGGAGCGGGTGAAGGGAATCGAACCCTCGTATGAAGCTTGGGAAGCTGCCGTTCTACCATTGAACTACACCCGCGCGGCGCGCATTCTACTGTGGTCCATCGGCCGTCCCGAGGCCGCGCGCTTCCTCTGCATGTGCTGCTGCAGCCCGGTACGTCCCGCCCCGCACGCCCGGTGGCTGCAGGCGAAAAGGCGTTCGCACGAGCGCTGAGTCGTCCCACCAAGCCGTGAACCACATGTTGCCTACCTCGGTGTCACCGCGGCGTCCCGCACGCCGCAGTACATTATTGGCAACACAAGTTACGCAAATGAACCGGCCGATCCGATCATTTTCCAGAGC